GAATTTCTTTTTGCGGAAGACTTAGACCGTAATGAAAATCGATTGAGGTCACCATTTATTGGTGGTGTTCGTGACCAAGGAAGTGAGAATGATGAGGAATTTAATGAAAAACAAATGATTTCAATCGCAGAGCAGGCGAAGAATTTTATAAGAAATTACTATGAACTTATACCAGAATTTTATAAACAAAATAGTAAATATAAGATAAAAAAAGAATTTGAAGATGAAGCCGATTTTGAAGATTTTTTATTTGATGTATATTCAAAAAAAGAAAATCAATCTTTGAGAGTCAGTAAAGCAGAATACAATATTGGTCGTAATGTCCACAAGCGAGGTGAGAAAGTCCAAGGACGGCCCACGATGATTAATTTGCCACGCAAATATGAAAATCTATCTATGATTTTTGCTTCACTACCTGAAGGTGAAAGAGAAGACCTAATAAAATTTTTAGGTGCTGAAAAAACCAACAATCCAAATATAAATAAGAAATTTCAAAAACCATCTGCATTTGACAATGTTGCAGATGAAAAAAAGTTTCGTGATGGATTTTCTGGTGATGATGACGAATCAAGATATATTATGAATAATACCGCAACATTTTCTCAACACGGCACTACAAAAAGATTGCATCACGGTATTGCAGTAGGTGAAAATTCAATCTATAAACTTTTATACAATTCACCAGATCCAGAAAAGAACCTAATTGTTCGTGCATGGAAAGAACAACAAGCTTCCCCAACACACATACCGATTGAAAAATCAGAGGCAAAACAAAAATTGAAATATTACTTTGAGAACTTTGAACTACCTTTGATTTATAGAGAAGTAAAAAGTTTGCGAATTGAAAGAATGACAATAGGAATTCAAAAAGATGGGCAAACTCATTACTTGACGAATAATATGAAGTTGAAGCCTGCGACTCAACTCACTCAAGAATATGAAGCAAAGGGAATTGCATCAGGCAATAACATAAAACAACTTGAAGGTTTATTTACTCTTTGGGATTTATTCGAATTACTTGGCTGTTATAATCTCAATGGATTGCACAAAGGTTGTAATCTATCACCAAGTCCAGTTCAAGCGAAAAAAAGAACACCAACATTCTTTTCAAAGAATCCTGGACTTATTCAGCCTTGGTGGAAAGACCGGACTCGTAATGAAGAAGGAGTTACAATTAGCAGTTCATATGAACCACAAGATGGAGAATTACTCGAAGAAGGTGTTCTCGATACTGTCGACCAAGTTCTTCATAAAGTTGGCTCATTGTATAAATTGACAACAGAACAATTGAAGCAGAAAAAAGGAAAGCTTTTAAAAATTCTCAATTCATCCGAAAAATATGACCGTCATGCAATTTTATTGCCATTGGAAATCGCCACAGGTAAACAGAAATATTCAAAATACATATTGAATGTCGATGGTAAAGAACAGATTGTTACACATGAAAAGCTCATAAAGACTCTTCAAGGTCTTGCTGCTGCTGGAATCAAAAAAGAAAAACCAAAACTTTATAAGCGCATTCAAGGAAAAATTGGAATGTTAACAAAAAGAATTATTGGTTCGAAGGCAGCAACAACCAAAAAAGCAACCAAGCCGAATAGCAACGCAAAGGTTCGCTCTTTCAAATCATTTCGTAAAAAATAAATGAAAGCAAACAAACATTTCAATCACTTTGCTTTTCGAGCAGAGCAACAACTTGTCCAGGATGTGCATGATGAAATCATTCAGATTCTTGGAGTCGATTGCACTTACATTCCAAAGGAGCATTTTGATTACGACCTAATCATGGGTGAAGATTCAGACACCAGATTTCGTCAGGGTTATTTGATTGAAATGCTCACAGAACAAAATGATGGCTATCTTGGTGATTCGATGTTGAGCAAATTTGGTTTGCAAATCGAAGAACAAATCGTCTTTGTCATGTCAAAAAGAAGATTTGATGAAACAAAAATTTCTGGTCGTGAGAGACCACACGAAGGTGACCTTGTTTTCTATCCAATCGATGGTAGAATTTATCAAATCACCTTTGTGGATTATACAGGTCCCGGATTTCTTCAAGCCGGAATCTTTCCAAACTATCGCCTGAATGCCGAGTTGTATGTGCCTTCTGAAGAACAAATTCAAACCAACATTCGTGAAATTGATGATGCAAATCTTGAAGTCTATGCAGTAGAGATTCCATTGAAAGATATTGAAGGTAAGTTTGCTCTTCATGAGGTCGTGATTGGTGAAGAATCTGGCATGAAAGCCAATGTCAAGAAATTTTATCCTCGCAAGAAAAAAATCGATCTACAGCATGTCACTGGCAATTTCAATCCTAGTGAGAAAATCACAGGACAAACCAGCGGAGCCACTGCATATGTCGAACACATTGTCGAATTTATGCACAATGAAAAAGAACCCGTCAAGCGACTCAAGACCAATCGTCAATTCAAAGACGAAGGTGATACCTTGATTGATTGGGATCCAAACAATCCACTTTCCTAAAGAAACATGTTTTTTTCAAAGATTGAAGAACAAGACCAATATCATCAAACCATCCGCAATCTCGTTGTGATCATTGGTTCATTATTCTCGGACATGGTCCTTGTTCGCAAGAATCACAAATCGAATGAAATTGAAGAGAAAATTTTGGTGCCCGTCAATTTCGCCAATCGTGACAAAATGCTTGCTTTGGTGAGAGAAGCGCCTTCTGTTGATTCCAAATCCACAAGCTATTCACTTCCAAGAATTGGATTTTCTTTTGATGGCTTGACCTATGATCCACAGCGACAATTGCCCAAGACAGGTGGACGTGGAAGACCAACAAAGAATGAGAAGAACAAAAAAGATGCACTAATCATTTACAATGCAGTTCCTTATAACTTTGAATTCAGTGTTTCGATTGCTGCTAAATATGCAGAAGACTTGACACAAATTGTAGAAAAAATTCTACCATATTTTGCGCCAAATCTCAATGTTACATATCGTGCGATTCCTGAATTAGAACTCGATGTGGACGTTCCGATCATGCTGAACGGTGTTTCTTGGAATGATGAGTATCAAGGATTACAGGAAAGAAGAATTTTGATTGCTGATTTATCACTCACCGCAAAATCTTACATATTTCCACCAATCAAAGATTTTCCAAGAATCAACACAATCTCTGTTGAAACGCAAGTGATTGCAAAAGGCACAGATCTCAAATCAAAAGATAAAACTGCTTTACGGCAAGAAGTTGGGGTTCAAATCGCTACAGAAAATTCAGGCACTTTGAGAACTGAAGATTCGAGCGAGGCGATGACAAACCCAGCAAATGAAGTGAGCCTGGTCAAAATTTATGGATATGATGAAGATGATGATTTTGGATTCAACACATTTGTTTATGAAGGCTCAGATTATGACGAAGAAAAGGAGCGAGAGCAGATTTATGAAAACGAACCCTAAAAGGAGAATAAGATGAACACATTTTTGAAATGGTGGTTGTTAGTGACTTTGACTGTTGCTGGAATTGTTACCGGTTGGTATTTCGATTTCGCTACATTTATATACACACACGACCTCACAAAACTTACAATTGTAATTGGTGCACTTTTTATTGCAACCACAATCGTGATTGGTTATAAATTATGGCGTAAAGTTCGTTATCAAAGACAAGTTGTCTACGAAAAGGAATGGTTCATCAGTGAACTTTGTATCAGTTTGGGTATGATTGGAACAGTAATTGGTTTCATTTATATGCTTTATTCCGTATTTGGTAATTTGAATATTGCAGATACGGTTGCTGTTCAACAGAGCCTCGGACAAATGGCAAATGGTATGGGAACCGCATTGTTGACTACATTAGTCGGTTTGATTAGTAGTGTCTTAATTAAAAGTCAGTTAGTGATGGCTGAGAATGGAGTTGAATGAGAAGATATCAATATACCAGCAACCTGGCTTTTATTGATTTACTTTTCAACTTAATTCTTGGATTTGTTTTTCTATTTACAGTCAGTTTTTTACTTATCAATGACCCGACGGAAGATTTAGAAGCTCCTCAG